TACACTATCCACATGAGAATCTCCTAGATGGTGTAACTCAGTTGACGGGTTCGTCCCTGCTGGCTCCATGGGGGATTTTCTTGTTGTAGCGTAGTTATTCTCGTCATTGACATTTTCAGCCTCTCGTGCTACATTACGGCTAGAAGTCTCTGTGTTATAACCAGGTTCGATAAGTTCCCCTGGCAACACAGAGGCTTTTCTTATGTTGCCCTCATAGAGGGTGTTGCGTCCGTGCTCATTACTCTTGGCTATGTCAAGCGTAGCAGTATAGTTATTGCCTCTATATTTGACAGGCAGCTCTCTGTATTCAAAGCCGCCATCCGCAACACCATGTCCACTTCGATCTTGTGCACTATCGATGAGGCGAGATTTTTCAATCACTTGATCAATATACGGCGCTAGCCGTTGCTTGACGGTAAAGTTTTCATTGGTGGCTCGCGCTTGTGGGTTAGTGAACTTTCTATTGCCCTGACGACTCAGTTCCACATCCATCCCATCACTTGTTCGGTATGGATTGCCAGTTCGTGCCTTCTGTAGATCACCAAAAGCTGCCTGACTGAGCCGCTTTCTTGTATCTCCAGCTATACCACCTACAACTTCAGCGGCATTGTATTTCATTTGGTTTGGAGATAGTCGATTAATCCCGACACCTTCCTCTCCATAAGGATTGATCTTATTCCTCACCACTCCCTTAACACCATTTACAGCATGACCAGCACTGCTCATCATGCCGCCTCCGAGCGCACCAAGCGCCCCAGCTTGCGCGTAATCTCCTAGTTTGGTGTTTACTTTACCGTCATCAGCTAAATCCTGTGCAAAGGTCTGAGCGACCTCTTCTGCGCCTTCTTTGGCGGCATCCTTTAGCACATTTCCGCCAAGTCCTAGCGCTTTTTTAGCTATAGTTTGCTTAGCTGCTTGTCCCGCCAGCTGTTTGCCTCCTTGTCCAACCGCAGAGCGTATCAATGTGCCTGAACCACCGAATCCTAGTCCACCAACTGATATACCGGCGTCTAGACCTTTTCCTAGCCGCTGCCATCCGTTTAACTGTTTAACTTTGCCGTTCTCGTCTGCTTCTATACCTGTAATCGTATTAGCTATTTTATTGGGCGCTTCTGCCAGCCCTTGAACCATACCCCCAGGTATCTTTGCAGCAAATCGTACATAATCTCCTGGATCGCTCCACTGAAAACCCTCCTGCTTGTCAGAGGAGTCGATCCACTTATTAAATTTTTCTACATTGTCTGCGATAGGTTTTTCAATTGTTTTCTTGAAGTTCTGCTGTTGTTTTGCACCGAACAGACCATGCTCGCCAAGTGGGTTAGCGTAGTCAAAAAATGTCGGTTTCTTTGGCAATTGAATTGGTTTATTAGCCTCATTTTGAATCTGAATTTGTTTGTTTTCTTTATTGACCCAGTCCTGTTGCCCCTGGGGAGTTAGCATCTTAGGAGCGTCATCGACTGTTTTTTGCGGGATGATCGGCTTGGTTTCTTGTTTGATTTGATTATCTATTTTAAACTCATTCGCCTTTGGTACCGTGTCTACTTTAGGCGCTGTATCTACTTTAGGTGGCTCTTGTTTGTTCAGTTCTGGAATAGGAGATGGACTTTTTGCCCAATCAGGAACTCTATTGATGTTATTGAGCACCTGATTGTTCTGATTATTAAACGTAACCTTTGGCTGAACTGGCTGAGATTGTTGCTCTTGTTCCTTGCGGCGTTTTTCCTCATCACTAACCCAACCCTTTCCTTGGAAAAAGTTACCTATTCTTTGAAAAAAATCCATCTCCTATTGCTCCCTACATTAACTGTTGCTTCTTTTTCTTTTCTTCGTCGCTTAAGATTGGACGCAAGTTTGGTGAGATCTCATCGTTCGCACCACCAACCTCTGAGTTGTCCTTGACGGTTACGTCCTTAGGGTCGTATGTCGCAAGGTCTGGTGCTTTCCATTCGACTTTTTGGATAGGAATACTGCGATCACGTCCTAATTCGTCAATCTCTGTACCCAAACGGTTGATTTGGTCACGTGTACCCTGCTGGCTTGCAATAGCCGCTGCCATACTTGAGCCATTTGCCGTCTGTTTGCCCACGTTAGCGCTTCTGATGCGGTCTAACAGTTCAGCACGGGATTGAGCAATCTTTTGCTTCACACTGTTCACGCGGTTGTTATATTCGCCTTCAATGTCCCCCTGATTCTTTTTGTAGGCGTTCTTAACTGCGAAGTAGTTGATGTCCATATCTCGGCGATTCTTGGCGTATGCGTCCTGAGCCTCACCCTGCTGTTTTGAGGCAGCTTTAGCAATCTCGTACGGTGCGAGGATTTTAGCAAATGAACTATCTCCTGCTCCACCAGCAGATAGAATGCCTTTAGCTGAGCGGACCTTACTTGCGGCGTCGCTTTCAATTTGGTCTCGGGTCTTTTTGATGTTGTCGATAGAGTCTTTGGTGTTCATATTGTAACGACCAGTTGACTCATTAAAGCTGTTTTCGTTTTCTTGCCATGCACGGTCTTTAGCTTTTCCAGCATTAGCAATACCGACGGCTTCCTGTCCGCCTAGACGGTTGATAGCTGAATTAGCTTGTGCGATTTCGTCATCGTATTTAGCGATAGCGTCTGCTCTGTTACGAGCTTCCTGAGCAGCGTAGGGGTTGTAGTAACCACCACCGTAGTAGCCACCTCCGCCACCAGAACCTTCAGGGGCTCCGCCGCCGCCACCTCTGTTTTTCTCTCTGTCCGCATAATAAAGCTGCTTAAAACGGTCGTTAATACCGCTAATCTCATCGTTTTTGTATAGCTTTCCGTCGCCGCCTTTTACCCAAGTATTGCGTCCAAACCACCCTGTCTTACGAAAATTACCCCCGTTACCTACGTTGCCCGATAGAAAGTTACGGTCGATACCCATGTCATCGCCGACGACGTTTAGCAACCCTTGTCCTTGAGACCTTGTGTTTTGATCTGGGTGGTTGTTTACATAGTTTTGTAACCAACTTCTATAGCCCATAAAAAATCTCCTTATTTTGTTATAAGGAGAGAGACTTGATAGGGTATGCTATTTATTTGAATTCACAGAAGTGTTGAACGACGATAAGGTCATATCCCTGCCTGGATATACCGAACCCCACCAAGCTGTATTTTGCGTCTAATATGGCTTCGCGATGCCCCTTGGTTGAATGCATCCAATTATCTATAGTAAAGCGACTGCTGCCAAACTTATTATCAGTAGTAGACACCTTGGCTAAATTCTCACTTGCATATCGACACCTATTTGGCATATGCTTAAAAACAAGTGAATAACCCTCGATGCCATCTGGTGATTTGTGATCGTAATAATCACGGTTTTGCATATCATCCGCTTTTTCCTGTGCACTAGCGTTTAATCTTTCGTCCAGTTTCAGGGGTGCTACACCGACTTTAGCACGCTCTTGGTTCACTAATTCCAGCATTTCCTGTGCATCTGGTGGACCAATCTCATACTTGCTGAGCTGCGGCTTCGGAGGGCTTGTCTTTTCACGCTTTTGCGATTCAACAATCCCAGCGTTTGTCCTTGACTCCATATTTAGAACAACAGCTCCAAGAGAACCAAAGCCAACAAACAGTATGAGTAGAATTGCCAAAAGAGCCACTCTAGCATCTTTGCCGCTTTTAGCCTTGAATAGTTTGACTACAGCGATTAAAAAGGCAATTAAGCCAGAACAAAAACCTAATACCGCAATGGCCATAAGGGGCTCAGGTGGTATCCCATGGTCGACATGTAGCTCAAGCATGTAAGCCATTTGCCCCATGAAGTATCCATCTACTAAAATGCACCCAACAGCGATCGAAGTAAGTAGAACAATAAGAACCCAAGATTTCTCAGATCCAGTTTTGATCTTTTCAGGCTCTTTTTTCATGCTTACACGTTAGCACAACAGAGATGAATTGTCAATACAGAGCTCAGTATAACCACTGACCCACGCCACCATGGTGTGAGCAAGTTCCTCTTCCAGTTGAATACGACCGTGTGCCGTCTCGACAGATTGCACCACCTCTTGAGTTTCCTTGTTGAGATTCCATATACTCCGTGTATTCGTCGTTATAGTCTGGTTCTCCCTCGCTCATGGCCTCTCCACAGTCGTCATTATACATACAATTATATGCGGCTTTAGAAGTCGGCGTATATCTAACAACCTGATTGACTGGTTGTTTTACGACGGTCTCTTTGTTAGGGTATTCAGACTTTGAGGCTTTACAGACTTGTTTTGAACCATTCTGACCGACAGTTTCTATGCGACTTGTTTCGTACCGAGATTTACCCTTGTCTATATTGACTGTGTCATATTTTATAACCTCTGTCGTACAAGGCTTGTAATAAACTGGTGCGAAGTAGTCATAGATCTGCTGTCTATATATAAGACCAAACACACCTAGCCAAAATACTGGTACTATTAAATACCCGCCAATTTCTGCCCAATCTATGTTTTTGATCCACTGCCTCATCTATCTTCTCCCACAAGATTAAATGATTTGCCATCATTATAGCACCATAGAGCGATCCATAACACACTCTACCAAGTCTCTCTCCAAATTGTTAATCTTCGACCTCTCATTTATCGCGGAGAGGCAAAACGCGGAGAAGGGGCGAGTTTCCCCGCCCCAAGAAGACTATTTCTCTGTAGCCTTTTTCTCAGCTTGCTTTTCAGCCTTCTCAGCAGCTTTTTTCTCAGCAGAGATAAATGCTTCATAGCCTTCAGGATCAGCTGTCTTGAATCGCTCTAGACACAGTTCGCGTGCGCTTTCTGCTGGGTCTACATACTTTTTCTCTTCCATCTTGTCCTCCTTTAAGCAGTCTTAAGAGCTGCGATACCTTTCTTTTTCATGTCAAGTACGAAGCAGTCATATACCAACCGACCGGTAATCGTGTTACCACTTGCTTGTGGTGTGTCGCCGTGGTCAATACACTCAGCCAATACCTTTGGAGCAAGCCATGAGTTCTTATAAGCAATGATGAACTCGTGCTTTGCTGGCAAGTATGAGCGAGGGACGACCTTGATCTTGACGTTATCGATCAGACCAACAACACCCTTTTGTTTAATCTTCATACCTGCATCAGAATCGGTAACAAACCCACCGCTCTTGAAGAAGTTGTAAGCTTTTGCCGTCATCCAGCAGGTACGATTTTCAGTTGGCACAAGTTCGTCTGTCATTTTTTCGTTCAGCTCCAAGAACTTGTCATAAACAGTGCTCTTAGTAATAGCTTCGGTAATCAGCATATTGTTTGTAGCAGCTGAAGTAGCTAGATATGCTAGGCGGTATTTATCCAGAGTAGGAATAAACACTTCATCGGTTTGCTTGCGCATCCATCGACCAACCTTCAAGGCGCCTGAGGTGTGTTTTTGATCCATCTTGTCAAGAATTGCGCGGAATCCCTCATCTTTCGACAAGGTCATAACCTGTTGTTTGTTTTCAATGTTGGTCGTTGTATAGCGGTCATCTCCAGTGCGGTTGTATGCCGATAATGGAGCGGTTGGCGTTGAGTTCACCTTCACGGTGGCTGCATCAACCCAATCGTAATCGCTTGAATATTCTCCTTCGGTAAACGACGCGAGAGTAAATCGCTCATCAACCTTAGAAGCAACTTTGTCTGTTAATACTACTGACATTTAGATTCTCCTTTTCTTATCCTTCATCAAAGCCCTTTAATACAGGGTCTTCTTCAGAGTTAGTTGTTTGTGCGCCGCCAGCGTTCATCACCGCGGCAGATTGTTTTGTTTTTGATATTTTTTGGCTACCGATTTTAATACCCTCTGCACGTACATCAGCTAAAGCAGACATAAACTCATACAACTTCATATCTGCTGACACTGGCGCACCCTCCTCATTCAGTTGTAGGTTGGCTGCTTGCATGTACAGCTGAGTGGCTTTGTCGGTAAAGTTTGCATCGTATTCTGGCGATTTCTCATCGAATACAGGGTAGTCTTTGAGCAACTCGACTCTATCAAGTGCGATATTGTACTGAAGGTCAGCAATATCAGCTTGAACTTGATTGAGCTCAGCTTGGTGCTTATCGATCTCTTGATTATAGAGAAGTGACTGCACTGCGGCGTCTTGTGGGTCTAACCCCATAGCCTCTAGCTGCTCTGGTGTCACGCGATTTTCGTTAATCTGCTGCTGAAGCTTTGCAATACCTTCATATTGAGAGACTTCCTGCTGTAGCTCGTTTCGGCGTGCTACCAATCCTCGAATTTCGTTATTCAGCTGAGCCGTACGCTCTTCTGCTTTCGGAAATTCTGGCTTCTCTTCGGACTTATCTTCAGATTTGTCCTCAGTTTCTGTTTCTTGGGTTTCGTCTGTTTTGGACTCACCCTCCGACTGTTCGCTTTCTTCCCAGAAGCCATTTTGGAAATCAAGGTTGTCGGTTGAACTGTCTGACGCTGACGACACATCTGCCGCGTTCTGGCTTGTATTTACGTCTGTAGTGGTATTTTCCACGGTGTTTACTCCTTTTATTTAGTTATTTACGACCTTTTACATCGGTGCGCAGATGAGAGTTCAAGGAGATGAGCTCTAGGCTGATGGTGATAAAACCAACAAAAAACACCACCAGCCTGCAACTCACCTAAAACAACTTCTCTAGTCGATACGCTCCTTTCTCGCCAAATAAATACACTCCGAGCGGAAGAATTGCGGTCAAGCTTGGATCGTCCACACAAATCAAAACCCTGCCCTCTTGCTTGAATTCATGACTCTTTAAAAGAGATTCAGTCTCAAGCGGCTGCTCTAATTTGTCTCTCACGTCTTTCTTATCCATTTGTTTTCTCCACCTGTTCCTGGATCCATGCCTTTAGCTCCATCAAGTCGTTGACACGCCATCTTGCAGCAAGTAATTGAACTTTTAACGACTCTTCTGAAGTCTCAGGATTCATAGTCAGTTGATTGATGTTTTGCGCTAACTGGATTTTTTCGTCCATACCCTTTAGGAGAACCTGAAGTACATCAATCTCTTTCTGAGCGGCTACTCGCTCCTTCTTTTCCTTTTCTTCACGTTCCTCTGGAATACCCCAAGAAAGCCCGGTGTTTGGGATTAAATCGTTATTCATATTGTTCCTCGCTATCGGCTATGCCGTTATTGTTTTGATCAGGATCGATAATCAGCTCTTCAGGGTCATCTACACCGGATTTAGTGATCATTCGCTTTAATAGCTGATCTTTGCGGATATATTGACCTAATTCAGGGTCAGACTGAGCCAGTTCTAGTATCCCCTTTAGGTTTTCCATCGATTGCTCGTCGTCTTTGAGTTTTGAAGTGGACGCATCAACCTTAAACTTAAAGCCCTTTATTTCTTGGCTGTAATCAACGGTAGCTGTAGTTGCATTAAAATTAGGATCTTCAACTTGTCGACGCTTGATATATTCTTGGGTGAGCTCAATCGTTTTTGTACCTTCAGATAGAGCAAAATGGATATTGAGCATTGTTTCACAGACATCGCCAAACCAATCTTCGAACTGTTTGCGAAGATAATTATCACTAATACTCGTACGCTCCTGCTGAGCTTTAACGCCACTGTCTGTTCGAGAAAAGCCAGGATTGCCGACTTCAGTAGATATACTGGTATCATTAGCATTGTTTATATTTAAGATCTGGCTTTTAATGAGCCCATAGTTATTCGAGAAGTTATTTAATGCATGTGTAGAAATATTAACTGGTGAAATGCTTGCATTAGGATCTGTCCCTAAATCCCAAATAGCGTTTAATTTATATCTGATCGTTGAGGTATCAAATGAGCCTCGCTTCATGAGTGGTGGATTTAATCCTAGAGCTTCTGCATACTGGTACATTTGTATCTCTGAATCGAGCATGTTTTGAAGACCTGCTACAAGCTCCACTGCACCACGTCCAATCGGACTAGACATGTCCATGTCGTGATACAGGAAATGAATTGGAATAATGCCTCTCGGATCAGGATTGACAGTTGAATAAACAACCTCTTTATTGTCTGGACTATAACCGTAAAATAATGCACCCTTCCCCTTCTGAAAGGCAAAGATAATTTCAATACCACCCATTTCAAGCCCTAAAGCACGTTCAGCAGGAGTTTTGCTTTCATTATCCTTCTCTTTAGCCTGTAGATTGACAAGCTTATCTAAACGCCAGCCACTCTTTATTCCCTGTTTGTTTAATTGTTTTTCGCGGTAAATTAGGTATTTAATGTCATTTGGTTGATACCACGCCCGTAAGAAAATAACGTTACAGTCTTTGTCGTAGACTTTGCCAGACTCTAAAATAACGTCTTTTATGTAGGGCAGTTTGAAGTCTGCCCCAAAATAATCTCCGTGTTGTGCATAGAAGCAATATGCAGGTTGAGCTCCATACGTCATGGATTTACTCAACGCTCCCCAGGACTTCTGTAAGACGCTACCAGTTGTGTTTGCGTGCGGAATAATATCTTCTGTAAGAACTAAGTTAGCAATACCGGCCAAATCTTTATCTTTGTCTAAACTCGTCACCAGACCTGTTGGGATTTGCTGGATTGTACTTTTAGGACGCGACTGAACATAGCTAGCGGTTGTACCATCTGTCATATCTGGGAAACCCGATGGTAAATTATTTTTAGGCTTATTAAGAGCAATACGCTCGTATTCATCAACATTCGCTAATACTGAAGCGTATTTTTTCTTACTATCTTCGTATGCGTCGCCGATATTCTTTTCATCGACATAAGAAAAAGCCACTGATTACTCCCAACGTAAAAATTACTGCTATGTAATCATCACGCTGGGCTTTCCCAGTAGCTTGTTACGCGTCTATAATATCATATTTATTTTTTAGTGTCTACAACCTTGAACTTTTATCCAGAATAGTCTTCTTTACCATTTGCGGCAGTCCTGTGTTTTTATCAATTCTGACGTTCAATGATATATCTAGACACTCACCACTCTCTGCCTGTTTTATGAGATCATCAAATTCCTGTCGTACTTCATCAAAGCTACTAACTTTCACAGGAATCGTAAATGAACGGATGCTTTGAGCAGTCATATAATCCCTTATCTTCCTGGTCTCTTCCACCTCTACGCCATCTGTAACGTATTTGTTTTTAACCTCACCAAATCTTAACTCCATAATTGTGCTAGATCTCCTGACGTTTGAGTTGTTGGCACCTGCTCATATTTTGGCTTTAAAACACTCGACAATTTATATCTCGCGGCGTCTAGGGCATGATCAAAACCTCCCTCTGGAACGTTTATAATTTTGCCGTCTTTGTCTGTTTGCCACAAATAACTTCGGTATTCTTTAATCAAATTAATACTGCTTTTAGTGACGGATATGCTCTGTTCTTGAACATAATTTATGGATTGTAAGATAGATCCAGGACCCTTCTTTGCCGGTGCGACTGACAAACCGTAAAGCCGTAATTCATCAATAGATTTAGGCTCAGCAGAGTCAGCAACAATAATCCCAAAAATCTGATTGTTCATAAACGTTGCTATTTGCTGATTGCTCATGCCTTTTCGATAGAGAACTTCATCCAAAATATAACCTCCGTTATAGTAGTAGACCCCCACTATCGCTGTTGGGTCGTTAGAGTACCCAAAATCTAATCCATAGCCCTCTAGCCTTGCCTCATGCGGAACTTCATCAATAATCTTCCAGCCCTTATAAATTTTTCCTTCAACTTCACCTAGTTTTCCTTCACCGTAAACCTTCCACCACTGTTTATTTCCTTTTCGAGCCTCTATGGTTTGAACGATACTCTCCGGCAGTCCTTCGTTGTCTTTATAGGTCAACGTAATAAAATCTACATCGTCTCGCTTTTCTAGAACTTCAGTATAGAACCAGAACTCATAAGTTGGATTCCAGTCCAGCCAAACCTCAAGATTGGTTCGGACCTCTAACTGATCATACGCTTCATAAGCAACGTTATTACATTCATTGATGAACAGCCTGTCCCGACGCGGGCCGCGTACCTTGCTTGGTTGGTCGGCACTGAAGAACTCTATCTTTGATCCTGTCTCGAATGTATAAATAGAGTCTGTAGCATTCCAGGCTGACTCCTTCCAATAGCCATGCTCCTGCATAATATTTTTAAAATCACGCATAGCACCTTTTTTAAGGTGAGGAAACGATTCAGAGATGATGCTTGTCAATGTTGGCCTTTTGTCTTTCTGGGCCTTACTGATAAGGATTTGAAGAATTGATATGGTTTTGCCAGCAGAGGTTCCACCGCAGACTCCACGAATACGCTTGCTCATTTTCGCTAGTCTTTTTGTTGAGTTGGTCAAGACGAACATGTTATTGTTCGCCCTCCACCAAATCACCAAGAATAGGCTTTGGAAGTTTAACGTGTAATTCTTTCTTTTCTGTTATCCGCTGTTTGAGTTTATTATATTCACGAATCGCTGCCATTTTAGCCTTGAAGTCTGCGTCCTGCGTGATAAGCTTTTCCATTTGCTTATCGACAAACTGGTCATTCAATCCACCGGCTTCAAATAGCTCGTCTATCCTCTTTAAAACGTTAGCGTTAGTTAGTAGCACTGAAGCTCGGTTTCGTGCTGTATTATACCAATTAGGTTTTGACTGATCAGGATTATAAGCTTCTATATAACTTTGAACGCCATTGCCAAAAAACTCTCTATCACTAGCGTAGAGTTGACAGAATCTTTCTTGTTTTGGATTTAGCTTTCTATCCGCCACCACTTTACCTCGTTTTCAAAATACACAAGAACGTTTAAATTCAGAGTTGCGTTCTTTCAACTCACATACTGTACTTATATTATAGCATAAATACTCACCCCTCTAATTGTCTTCGAATAATAGCCTCGCTATAAGCAATACCAATATCACATATTCTTTGGTCTATTATAGTTTTGGCTTGCGGGTCTAGAGGTATTTTCTTTGATACCTCAGTCAACTCCGTCATGACAGCTCTCATGCTCTCTTCACGAATTATGCACTGAATTAGTCGAGCGTATCGTGCTATCTGTAGTCCATTAATAGAATCAGCATTCTTTACAATTTCTCTCACTATATGATTTATTGTCAATAAAGATCCTGCAAAGTCGTCTTTGTTCATTATTTATTCCTCCTTCCACCAACGCCATCTCTTATCCTTGGGCGGCACATATTGCTCGTTTCCTGTAGTCTCTGGAGTAAGCAACTCATCCAGCTCCTTGTTGTATCTTTCAAGGCTTTGTCTATAACTATGAATGATTTGGTTTATGATTTCATACCCATTTTCGATTACTTCAGGCTCTGTATTACTTATGTTGTCTCTTATAAGAACATCGTAATTATCCTTGCTTTTTAGCCTCTCGAGGTACAATATTCTTTTTTCCGCATGGTCAATTGACCTTACTAAACGCTCAACTTGTTCTCTTTTGCGATTATTCATTTCAATATCCTTTCTTCTGCGTCCGTAGATTGGCCCTCCAACTCTCTAAGCCTTTTAGCAATATCTTTTACATATTCTCCGTCATATTCGTCTTGACAACGTTTATCTAGCAACTTGATTATTTCATCTAGTGAATAGATGCATTTCGGATCACGCCCTTCTAAAGGACCATAACAGCTACAGTGTCCTAAATCTATCAGCATAAACTTGCCGTTTTTATCTTTAAGGACTGCTGCACCATCTCCTTCCCAATAGCCTATCTTATAATTATAGATAAGATATTCATAAACTTTTTCATCCAGATATTCTAGGTCATCTTCACTTAAAGCATCTTTACCAACATTATAGATTTTCATCATTTACTCCTTTCACAAAAAACAGCCACCGTGTCATTCCAGACTTATCGCCGAAAGCTGGTTTTTGAGGTAATATCTTTAGTAATTCAGTGGTTTTAATGTCGCGCTCGCTCCACTTCATAGCGACGACGCAGCCAGGTTTGACGACGCGTAGACATTCACTCAAGCCTTTACTCAGCGTTTCACGCCAAGTATCTTTTTCGAGCTTGCCATATTTCTTGGCGAGCCAGCTGTTCTTCCCGCAGTTGATGAGGTGGGGCGGGTCGAAAACGACAAAATTAAAACACTCATCAGGAAACTTCATGTCTGTAAAGTCCAAAACAAAGTCTGGGTTGATTTCTAGTGTTCTAATCTTGTCTCTGTCTTTCATCTCGACAGTTTCGCGGCGGCGGTTGATATACAGAATATTTGGGTGGTCTTTGTCAAAGTAGAACATACGTCCACCGCAACAAGCGTCAAGTATGGTTGTTGGGGTAGTTTTCATTTCTCCTCATGCTCTCTAACCAGATCCATAATACTTTCGACAAAATCGCTCTTTACGCAACTAACTTCTTTACAAAAATCGTCTGGATCGACTTGCTTATGCTCGTACATCAGGGTTAAATCGCCAATCCTAAAAGATAGATTGTCTACAACAAACTTAATACGAGTTCTCAATTCTTCGTCTACCATTATCTTTCCTCCAATAATTCAGGGTTTTCGTGGATATTCCCTAATAATTCAAGCTCTCCATAGTATTCAGCGTCTCCATAGTATTCAGCGTCTTCCAGGTAGTGAAGCCAATAATATTTTTTATCCCCAACCCGAGTGAAAGAACCCATAGAATCTTTACCAACCACTCCCACAACAGTTTTCTCGACTTCTCCAGGACCAGCATATTGCTCAAAATAGTGCATCTCAACGATGTCATTAACGAATATTTCGTTGTCATTTTTATCTTTTAGTCCTGTGTGCGGCTCCCAAATCTGCACGCTTCCACTTAATGGCTTGTCCCCATCGTTTGTGCATGCTCCACAGACCAAATCGCCGAGAGTAACAAATGTCCAGGTTTTATTATCAATATCCCAGGCTCTGAACTTTATTTCACGCATCTCTCAAAACCCCATAATGGTTACTTGGTATTTCGTTGCCGCCAGCTAGAATAAGTAGGTGAATAACATCTTTCAGCTCTCGGTTGTCGTGAGCGCTACGAATGCATGTCGTTGGATTCTCGTAATGATGGTCATTCTCCTTGATATGCTGCTCGGCGGCTTTGCCAGTAAAGTACATGACCGCGCCATAGTCTTTGCCGGCTTTGTTATTATCTAGGATCGTCCACACTGGCATACTAGTGCACCGATTGTCTTGATTGACCAGCTCGTCACTCAGGGCTTTAATGCGCCACAACAGGGCTTCTTCAGCTGGATTTTCTGCTATGATTTTCATTTAGATCTCCTTTCTTGTGTCCACAAAATTAGTGGCTTAGTCCATGTTTGTTATTTATTGTTTGGTCAAAGCCCTCCTGTAACATTTCTTGAAGGCAGGTTGAGCCGTTATAGAACTGCGTTATGAATTCATAAACACCATCTTGAACCTGAGTGATTTCAACAAAGTTGTCATACACGTCGAACTCTTTGTCTAATTCAACTTTATAAATACAATTCCCGTTGATAATGACATAGCCGTTGTCCTCTAGATCGTATTCGTTAACTTCTTCTGCATCTTTATAGTATTTATCACGCTCTTCTATAGGAATGCTTTGCCAGAAATTTTGCAAATTAGATTGAAGCTCATCAGCGTCTTTATATTTTTTGCAAAGTATGAGCTTTCCTTTGCGTCCTACAGTTTCACTCATTATCTATCCTTTCTTTATTTATACGAGGCACAATATTTAGTAATCTCACCCCTGTTGTTTTTTTCGCTTATTTGTAGATGGTGATTTAGTTGACATTCGCCTTGAAAATAACTATCGCACTCGGAAACGGCGCTGGATTTGGCTGGTCGTCAAACTTAAGCCTGCCTTTGATGTAACGGATTTCAGTAGCCTTCATGCAATAGTCGTGCCACCAGCGGGTGTCGGTGCGGCTAGGTATTAGAAACACAACTGTTTTACCTTTCTGCCACTCTCGGTAGCCTTTCTCAATCCATTTTGGTAGCTCTCTGCCGTATGGTGGATTGACGTAATTAGATCCCCCCCAATCGCTGGTCAGTCCATCAATTTTGCCGTCCCAATCAGCGGGGCAAGGGTCATGGTCAAACTGAAACTCTGAATCAAGAACCTGATAGACAGCTTTGGGTGTTCGCCAGTCCATTCTTAATGAGCTAAAATGTGGTTTGGTCATATGCCTCTCCCTTATACTAAATATATGTAAAGTACATACGTGTTGTTTACATATTTTGTTAGCGTTTATTTGCTAAATAGCGCAAGAATACTTTCGTAATATTACGCGTAATTTTGTCTAACTTCTTATGAGATACGTCGTAAAATGCACCAAACAGAATCATGTACACACTATCGTAAATCTCCCCTTCTTCTATAAGGTCTTTGTTCTTATTCATTTCTTGTTCTCACTTATTTTTAGTTAATGTATTCAACCGCATAACTGGATGGCTATATAAGGTGATGATTTGACGAGAGGCTTCAATCCTTCACGCGTTAGCAATAATGCTACTGTAGCGCCGTTTCAGTACTCGTATAGTCACATCTTTCACTGCTCAAGTTGCAAAGTCAGCAGTTACTTTTCTAGCTCTAGTTGCGGAACTTCGCGAGCTGCAACACTAGGCTTAGTTTCAGGCTTTCGAGCCACTTATATAGCCAGTTGACAACACCATTTGTAAAGCACTAATATGGTTAATTTGTCTTGATGATGTTGCCAGTTGATAGCACCAGATTGAGCTGATTTCCACCTGCACTCAATTCTATAGGCAAATGAAAAGCCTAGACACTGGTGCTACCAGTTGAACAGACGATACACGTTGTTATGACTCTAGCTCTCACAACAACGTTCCACAAGTATTTGGTGTTCAGGGTGGGCTGAAATACGACCATATAGGAGTGTGCGTATCATCTGTCCAGTTACACGGTTGAATTGTTAATGTTCATCCAGTTTTTCGACGTATGGTAGGTCATTGGCTAATGGTGTTTACACGTTCATACACCCCGTAGAATACACGTTTTAGGAATCTGTATCAGACGGGTCTCTGTACTCGTCTAAATCTATATCTTCACCATCCACTGCTATCTCACAACCCAGAATAGACAAATCTTTATGTTGCTCTGGCGCGCCATTCTGATATGCCCAGTACATGGTGTCATCGGCAATTTCATAAGCCTCATCTTGATTACTCGCTTGCACTGGCAAGGAGCAATTTAACGTTATTTTTACTGGAATATTGAATTCTTTCATTTCTCCTCCTCAATTCCAAAATAAGTCAACCAGTCTTCTCGGTTCTCTTTGATAGATTTTTGAGCGTCTTCCTCGGTTTCGTAGCGTACAAGCTCTCCATATTCAAGGCGATAGACTTCTTGTACCTCGAGTCTCTTCTCTCTAGGGTCATAATAAACAACCCAGCCACCATTATCATTTAGAAAGTCAGGCTCAAAATTTGAGGTTCGGCGTAGTCTGACTTCGGCTAGTTTACGGTTACGAGCTCTTATACACTCTTCTTTGGTGCGATAGGTCCTACCCATTTTATAGCGTGCGGTATCCCAATAGCATCCAGTGCAAAAATTATGGCTAATTCCTCCGTCTGAATGGAAAGACCAATATTCCTCACCTATTACGGGCTTCCAGTGAATACTATCTGTTGGTCCTTGGATTTCCTCAAACCACTCATCGAAGTTATCAAGAAAATGATTGTATTTAATACCAAATCTAACTTCATCTTCTCCAACTTTTACTCGTTTCTTAATCTCAAGGTAGTCATAATCAGACAGACCATCCTTACTTTTATGAGTATTTCTTTCAAAGACCTCACCAGCTCTTGCATATGGTAAGTCTTTAAGTAGTTTATAGCGTTTCATTTTAATTTAGCCCTTTCGCCCTCAATTCGGCTATCGAGTATTTGATTGACTCGATGAATCAGATGCTCCATTTGATTTAATTCTTCTAAAGCCTCATCTTTCATTTCTAGAAGGTCTACTGTGCTGATTTCATCTAATGACTGATAATCGTCCTTATAATAAGGTTTTACTTTCTTTTCCATACCTCTCCCTCCTTTTCCCATAGCTTCCATTTCTTTTGCTCCTTTTCCCATTCTGCGTCTTGTTTAGCTATTTTGTATTCTGAGATAGCCACTAGAATCAGAATAAAAATTACAAACATTATCCAAATCAGTATGTACATTATCGTTCTTTCTTCTCCTCGATAAGACCAATGACGTCTTCGACTTCATCTATATGTTCTTTCGAAAGACCTTCTATCTGCTTGATAATCTTCACAGCGCTAAACTCTTGCTTGCCAGCGGCTTGATATGCTGTATCCCTCAGCTTCGACCAAATATGAATAAGGGCTATCTCGTGAAGTCTTATGTTTTTCATTGAAATCTCATCATCATAACTATCTCCGTGAAAAGACACTTTGCCGAGGACTTCATCCAGCAATCGTCGTGTATATTCTTTGTCAAAATCGTTAGTCTGTTCCATTTATAGTTCCTCTGTTTTATCTTTTATATCTTTAATTAAGATTTCCAGCTCTCCGTCTGTCCATTTGTAGGGCTTTTTCATGCTTTCTAACAGGTCAACAATATCTTCGCCGTAAGTCTTTAGCATGAATCTCGTGTATCCGACCGTATTCCCTTCATCAAATCGATTACACGATCGACATTGAGCGTGAACATTTCGCTCATCGTATCTTAACGCCATCCATCTTCTGTTTATAAAATGTCCAGCGTCGGCCTGTTCAAAAGGTTTTCTCTGCCCACACGAACAACAGATAAAAAATCCGTCCTCAGAATCTCTCAATCGTATATATTTTGAGAAAATCCTATCAGCTTTTTGAATCAATTTTCGACTTGCCACGTCTGCTCTTCCCCCCGCCCTTTTTACCTGCGATTTTTGCTCGTTGTGGACCCGTAAGCCCATCATCGCCGATAGATAGGCTTGCGAAGCCGCCACCTGTGCTGTTACTTCCGCCGATTCTCCCAATGTCTGAATAAAAGTTAGGATTTTTAGCTAAATTAGCATCTCTAGCTTTCAGACCTCCTGCTTTGGTTCCTGCCATCTTTTAACCTCCAAATTCTTACGAATCGACCATTCATAATCGGTCGTTTACTTTTTCGCCAGCCAACAGGCTGGAAATCATTGTTGAATACTTTTCCTGTTGTATTCCTATGAATATACTCGGGGCGAGGACAAACCTTTAGAACATCTTCTATGGTGATCAAGGTTCGTTCTTCTAGTAATTCTTTAGCAGCCAATCGTGCACTTTCTAGCCACACCTCTCGCTCTTTTTTGAACAAATCTTTGACGGTTACCATATGTTTTTATCCTCTGTGATAAAACCGTCTAAAGTTGTTATTTTACGGATAGTTCCGCCAAACTTTTTTCTAAAAGCTCTAGCCTCTTTTCTTGTCGTAAAGTTTCTGCTTAACTTTTCACTTTTGACGATATACGTCACGCAGTTGTTTACGTCTCTTAATCTCTTTGAAGCCACTCTCTTCCCCCCGATTCAATCTTCGTGAGATTACTAAATTATTATCTATAAATGTCCACTTAAACTTTTTCATGAACCTGATATCTGGGTCTGTTATTTTTAAGACAAACCCATTGTCAGTTTCTAACAAGTAGACTTTCTTTCGTCTTGTCATTTAGCCTCCTAAAAAGGGATTTCGCTCAGATCTACCTCTTCTGGGATATCCTCAACAACTTCGTCAGTTTTATTTTTTAGCTTTGGCTCGTATGACCAGATATTACGCTCATATCGGTGTTTCTCATCGCCGTTATTATCTGTATAAGTTTCCTCAGTTTTTTCGACTGTATACCAGCAAGATTTACCTGGTAACTTCTGAACAAGCTGAGACATTTCATACAGACTTTTCATATTCTTGAAAAAGTCGCGATCTTTCTGCTTCTGGTCATCATCTTTGGCGTTGTGCACAAAAATCTTGCGGATTTTATCAACAGAAAAAGGCGTTGCTGCACCGGTAAACCATAATCGTGCGCTGCCTTGTTCGCCGTTTACGCCTTGAACTTTCACGTTCAAAAATACTTTATCATTTGCATTTTTTTCAAAAGTAGCCTTGGTGATTGTTACAGCGTGAACGCCCTCAGTAAAATATGTTGATTCTTTCAAATCTTCCTCGCTTAATGTCATATTCTTCAATTCTTCGTCCGTCATACCCCTTATCCTTTCTTTAGAACATTAATTTTTGGACTTCTTCTTCGACCAGCTCAAGAGTAGTGTTTTGCACTCTACCTGTCATTTCAATTGCTTCTTGATAGTCTTCCCGCTTTAACTCAAAAATCTGTAACCCTAGTTCTGGATTTGTGAATACGTCCGAATAAATACAGAAATAAAGTGTCCGCAGGTTTTCATTCACCAAAAAATACTGAATAATCTGAGCTTCGTAATCAAGCGGTGGACGCTTTTCATAAAAAGCCCTTACGACTTTCCAACTATCCAAGCATTTGATCTCGACCGCCTCAAAAACGTCACCTGTCTCATCGACGATCTCACCATCAGGCGAGCAGATCATGTACTCATTCACATCAGATTGCCAAACCCTACCAGGGATAATCTGCTTGCCGAGCTTTTCAGAAATCAGCTCTCTAGCCTCATCTTCTAGGATTTGACCTCTCAGCATAGCTGAATAAGTAACTCCTTCTGGTATTCTGTCTGCATAGTCATTCGGGTTAATTGGCTTGGCTATTCGTTGAGCAATCAATTTATAGATAGAGTCATTGAGCTGAACATTCGCATACAGTTCATTCAATTCATCTTCTGTCATCATTGCTCGGATATTATCCATTGTCAGATTTTTCGGGAACTCATAGCCTTTGCTCTGAGCGAATTCAACCAGCTCAGCTTTTGGTATATATCTAACCGATGAGTAATCTTTAGCTGATGAGCCAGATATCCTGCCTTCGTGAAAATCGAGCCATTCTTGAGTTCTTTGTTCAAGGTCTAGGATTTTCATTTATCACCTCCTAGTTTTGCCTTTATCTCATCCTTAACGCCGACAAGTTCACGTGATAGCTTTGGATTGGCTCTGAGAATCTCAATATATTTCTCTTTCAATTCACCTAGTGTTTTACAAGCTCGTAAGGCTGTTTCAGCAGCTTCTAGGTCGGCAGACTCTTTATCAGTCCTTTCTTTGAGCTTGCGTTCAAGGTTGCCGTCATCGTCAGTATCGACGAGTAAATCAAGCATCGCTATATACGAATACCGCTTCATATACGTAATACCTGATCCTTGTGTCTGCGGATTGTTAGGCGCACTTTCAACTGGCGCAATATCTTCAAGCATCTCGCCGCTTTCAAGATGAATAAGCTTTGTCTTAATAGCCGTTTTAGTATCGATATGGCTGACTGTTTGTTTAACCATTAAGCCGCATTTCTCTAAATCTTCTCGTGTCTCGCTAACTACAACATTATAGTCTGCGTACTTGCTTTTGAAGTATGGGTTTTCTTTTGATGCTTTCACGAGCGGTGTTATTTTGCGAAATTCTTGCAAGGCTTTGTACAGTCCACTCATCTACGCCTCCTTTCTATAAAAATCTTAAATATCTTTTATTCGTGTAAACTGACCACGCTTTATATCCCTGGGATTTCCAAACTCTATAAGCACAGTTAATGTTCACTTCTGGGTTGTGCGAATCACAGGCTTCTCGGCCAGGCAAGATCCTCACCTGGAATAAAGAAACCGAATAGCCATACGTTCGGCCATTTTGTGTAAATGTCAGGCTTGTGTCGCCTGTAGCATTTTCGTTGCACGAACTCTCAGCTTGCATAATAGCCTTCATGATTCGCACGTCCCAATCGTATTTCTCAAGTAAAGGTTGAAACCTTTCGCAGCCGCCTACACGCACTGCTTCCACAGCAGGTTTTTGAGGTGTAGGCGAGGCTTCAACCTTTGGCGCGGCTGTTTCCTTGAGCGATGACTGCCGCTTCGTCATCGCTACTGTTTTGACACTTCGACTTTCACGTTCTTGACGATAGTGGCCGCCTCAGACTTCACTTGCTCGGTTTGAGACTTCTGATACTTCATACCGCCAACAAAGGCGATGATCGCTGTGATCAAGATAGTGATTACGATAGTTTTGATAGTTTCAATGTTGAGTTTTTTCATTTTTTCTCCTTTTTATTTTCTTTATTTAAGCCAAGCATAATTCGCGTAGCTCTTCTCTGGCGTAGAAATCTACTACTTCATCCTCGATTCCATCA